CTGCTTCCTCAGCTCGTCTATCTGCTTTTCTGTCTGGGATTTGGGCTGCGTGCGCATAACGGGCGCTTCATCGGATTGTTCCGCGGCATCGCCTTCCAACGAAAGCGCCGCTATTGCGCTGGTTCCGTCTGCGGTATCGGAATATTCATCGACATTCGCACAATATATCGTTCCTCCATTGCGGTACTTCCACGTTACCTGTGTAGCCACGCTGATTATCTGCCCGATGTCGATAGTTCCTCCGGAAAATGCCAATACGTCTAACGGCTCTATTGCCGGGTCTGGAACGCCGCTTGCCTTGACATAGCGAGTAGGGTAGCTGCGATTGTTAAGATAACTTTGATTTATCGCCGCCTGTTGTTCGGCGGAAAGCGACTGCACGACAGGATTTTTCGGCAAGTTCAGAGCGCCTTCCTTGATATGCGGGGCGTCAGTTCCAGTCCAGGTTTTGACCCTGCTGTACAGCTTCACATTTTCGCCTTCGTACGATTGCAGATATGCAAGGTAAGTGCGTGTGTCGCTATATTCTATAGTGGTTCGCTCTTTGCCGGTTATAAGGCGGTCATAATTATCACCGCCCTCATATTTGTACTGCTTGAGCTGAACCAGCCCGCGATAATCGGCAAACGCACAGCAATTCACGGTCTGTGCTATCCACATCACGCCGTCCCAGCAGGACTGAATGCTTTCCGCTGAAAAATCGGGCGTGATATCCGCATTTGGGAGTGCATTGAAGTCGCTTTCTGAGATTACCACGCCGACATTACAGCGGTTGCAGAAGTATGTGAGCGCCGCGTAAAGACTGGTCGTTGGCGGTGAACCTTTGTCAACAGCTAGTCTGCTGAGCGTGTCGTGCGCGATAAGGCTCACCATGTTCTGCTTTCGGGCTGCTTCTCCGCCGTCAACATAGAACGGCGGCAGCGGGACGTCTTCCCATGTTCCGGATCCGTCGTCCGCAGCAGCGGTAACAATGCCGTATTTAAGACTGATAACCGCTCCGCCGAAATCATGATCGTATGCCTTGGGATCACGTATTTTTATCCGCATTTCCGCAGAGTTCACCGTGCCGATGTCGAACTTGGAGGAACTGCTCACTTTACGTGTGACGGTCAGGGACTTCTGCACGATTATACTGTCGTCAACAGGGATTATGGTTCCATCTTTCAGCCTTATGCCGCCGGTGATACGGTCTTCACGGACGGGGGCGCGTATTGCTTCTATGTACTTTTCAGAAACCGGATACATTTGCCCTCCTTAATACTCGATGAAGCTGCACTCGAAGTCAAAGATACATTCATCGTAAGTGCTCCGCTGCAAGACAAGCTTGGGCTGTCTTGTTGCCTGCGGATATCCGGTGAACGTTATCTGCTTTCTTGTGAGCAGGTCGTAGTATGTTACCTCAAGCGTTGTGTCGTCTATCATGTTCAGAAGCTTTGACAGGTCTTTTGCTTTCAGCCGCCATTTATATTTTGGCGCATGATGTTTGCGGCGTATAACCGTTCTGTGCAGGTGTGCGGTCTCGTCGCGCACACTGTCGTCGCTGTCGAAATCGCTGTCTACTACCGTCCATTCGCGCGGGGTAGGCGCTTCAACGCCGTTTATTTTAAGCCATGATAATTTCTCTATATCAGCCATGTTTCACCGCCTTGATTCCACTATGTCAACGGCGGCAAACAGAAAAAGCCGCCTGTCATTTCGACAAACGGCTCTGTGGCTCTCTATCCATTATAGCATGGATTCGCGACTTTGTAACTGTATTCTTTTATATAGCGGGGTCAAGGCTTAACTGTTCCCACCGGCTGGTCTCCACAAAATTTTTAGGGAGCGCCACGCCGAACTGATGGCAAACGTCCTCTGCCATTTCAGCAATTTTTGCCGGGTGGCTTTTCTGGTCTTTCATCACCGTGCGCAGCGTCCTGATAAGGCTTGCCACTTCTCCGGCAGATGTAGCCTTTGTGGAATAAATCTGCGCCGCACTGTGGTTTTCTATCTGCTGTTTCATCTGCTCAAACGCCGAAACATACGCCGCAGTGAACAGCACGCCTTTCTTTCCAGTGAGCTTGTTTGCTATCATGTCGCAGCCTTTCTTGGTGATGAGGTAGCAGGGGAGTTCCTTGTTCTGCTCGTTGCGGTAGGTTGCTTCTACGAAATATTCGGACTGGGGAATTTTCCCCTCTCCTAAATACCCGATATAAGTACGGATTGATTTGAGAAGCTCGTTGTGCGTTCTCTCAATCTTTTCCGCAACTTCTCTGCTGTCGGCATAGTACTTGCCGTCATAATTTGTGAGATTAAATGTGTTCATCATGCTCTCCTTTTCAAGTCGTTATTTTGCGCTCCCGGGTTCGTGATTTAATCATATCACATACTTTTCGGCTTGTCAAATTAAGCAGTGACCATTATCTGATGTAAAAATGTCAACCGATTGACAGTTATTATCAATCAATTGGTCGGTTACAAAAGTGACCAAAGTGATTTTTGATGTTTTGCACAAAGAAAAGCACCCCGCGTTGTGCGAGGTGCTGATTTTCATGCAGAAAACCGCCCTGCGTTTTTGTGCAGGGCGGAGGCGGTTAATATCCTACGGCTTCAACTCCATATACAGCTTGGTCATGCGTAAATCCGTTGTATTCAAGTTGTTCGATAAGCCCGCTTTTAGAAAAGCTCATAACATTCAGGTATTCGGCAGCTTTTTTAGCAGCTTGTTCGTTCCAATCTGCTCCGCAATTATCGGCACCATATGTAGCTTCTTCTTTGGAGAAGCCGTTATATTCAAGCTGTTCAATAAGTCCGGAATACGAAAATGCTATAACATCAAGGTATTCTTTTGCTTTGCCTAATGCATTTTTCTCACCCATTGTAACAGCGGGTAGCGTTTCAACTGGAGTTGATGTTTCTGGAATCGTTGAAACAGAAGTAACAGGAACATTATCTGTAACTGATTCTGTCCCTACATCGGGCGCTTTTTGTGGAAGTTTATAATTTTCAAATTCGTTATTTGTCTTCATTTCATCATATACAGATTTTATGCCGTCATTAGCCCAAATAGCGAAATCATGAGATTTGCCCGTATCGTCATTGTACACATATGAGCACATGATAAATTCACCATTGTTGTCATAATACGCTCGGACAATAGTGGCATTCCCGCCCATTTCGTTTACATCTTCTCTAAAACCAAGCGTATTGCGATAAATTACATATGCGATATCATTCTTGTTTAAATCACTTGCAAATTTTGAATATGAGCGGTAATGCATATTGTCATACTGCTTACTATCCAAATATCCTACATTGTCGTAGGCTTCCTCTTGAATATACGAATCTGCCAGTTGACTATCAGGCAAAACTGTTGCTTTTGCAAATCCGACAAGCATTTGCTTTAGAAAAGAAATATCCTGCTCCAGTGATGAGGTATCGCAACTTTCCGTCTCACTTTTCAAGGTTTCATAATCAGCAGATAATTGGTCGTATTTATCCTTTAATCCATCGTATTTTTCTCCCAAAGCCTGATTTTCTGTCTCCATTTGCGAATTTGAAGAAGCCAAAGAATCATATTCTTCCCTTGATACTCCAGAGCACCCCGAGAGAAGCACACATGTGCACAAACATAATACGAAAAATGTTTTTTTCATAGAAATAACCCCTCCTTGTGTCAAATTATAACACATAGGAGGGGGCTTGTCAAGCACTATTAATTTTGCTGTATGCATTATTCATTTATTGCGTCAGCAACAGCGCTAGCAAATTCATCAACTTTAACTCCGCCATGATCTCCGTAGAATGTTTTGTCAGCAATTTGGCGGTTTGTGTTGTTGATTAAGCTGTTCATCGTTACAAAAAGAACTATTAATCCAATTACGATTATACCCAGAAATACGCTCCAAAAAATTATTCGTTTTTTTGTTTTCTTAGGCATCGGCATAAAATAACACCTCCCTTGTGGTTGATTATAACACACAAGAGAGGTTTTGTCAAGCGTTATCTGCCGTTTGCCATAGCGAACTTTCTGCCCTGAACTTTCTGCGAGGCACTTTCTATTTCTTCACCGTCAAGTTCAAATGTGATGTAAGTATCCCCGGTCGTGAATGTGACATCTTCAAAGTTACGGCTGCTGCTATATGTTTCCTTTGCGCCCTCCCACGCATAGCCAGGTTTTGTGCCGGAAGACATGCCAGAAGTCATTCCTGCGGCAACATTCTTTATAGCCGTATCAACGTCAGATTCGCCGTCTTCTATACCCTGAGCCAGACCGTCAGTGATATACCCGCCGAGTTCCTCGAAAACAAGGGACGGAGAATGGATTTTCAACTTGTCCTTGAACGCTTCCATTCCGTTTGTTGCAAGTGTATTGAGTGCAGCTTCTAGCGTTTCAGACCCGGTGATGACGCCGTTGCTGATTCCCTCAACGATATAGCCGCCCACTTCCTTGTAATAGCTTTCGCTGCTTTCGTCAAGCCCAGCGGCTTTCAGCGCGTCATACACATCTTTGAACTGACCGTTTTTAAGGTCTTCAATTCTGCTTTCACGATTGGCATTCTTGCTTTTATATGCCAAGTCACTCCTGTATTCTGGCGAAAAATACTGTATAACATCGTCCGCTAGTAAGGGATTGGAAGCCAATGCATAATCTTGAAAGCTAGGAATTTGTGCTTCGAATGCTGCTCTCACTTTTTCATCAGCCTGCTCCCATATCGCGCCGATACCCGCACCTTTCATAAGGTCGATTTTTTCGAGTTCTTTTTTGTACCCCTCGTCAATCAGCTTTGACTGGTCTGAAAACAGATTTTCGAACGCACCGGTGCCGAATTTCTCGTCATATTCAATGTCAACACCCCAGTTAATCAGAGTATCTTTATAGTTTTTGAGGTCAGCAGCCTGCTTGTCCCATGCGGACTGAATAGTTGAATATGCCGTATCAGCTGAACTGGTGATATCTTCTATCGCCTGCTTCACCTGACTTGCGTTCTCAAAATCAATGCTGCCGTTAGTGATATTTGCAAATGCACGATTCAAGGATTCCTGTTCAGATGTGTGAGAATCTACCGTAGCCATTTTCTTGACGGTTTCGTTGAATTGTGAATAATCATCTGCGGTCGCAGTGCCATTGATGATTTTCGCAGAAAGCTCGTCGGCATTCTTTCTCAGTCCAGCGAGAGCGGAATTGCCCATATTTTCTAGCAGATACCATTTGCCGACCATATCCTCGACATCAAGCCCCATCTGTACAGCAAGGTCATGGAACGACGTTTTCAGATTATCGACCATTTCCTTTGTGTATGAACCGAGATTTTCCTTTATGGCACTGCCGATGGTGTCAAGATTATCCTTGATTTTCTGCGCGTCAGCCGGTGTCATAGCTTCGCCAAGCTGCTGGTACTTATCCGTAAGGTTAAGTATTTCATCAGCCGCGTCGCTTGCCTTTTCCTGATTATCTCTGATAGCGTCAGATGTGGTGATGATATCCTGATATCGTGAGGAAACCGTATCGAACAAACCCGTGAAGCATTTTGCAAAGCCGTCGACCGCTATGCCGCCGTTGTCTGCGTAAAATATTGCGTTCCCTATTTCCTCGTTGATTTCATTTATTGCACTGTTCACACCGAGAATAGCACCGCCGAGAGCGAGCACAGCAGTCACGATTGCACCCACTGGATTGCTGAATGCCACAAACGCCGCTATAGCGCCTCCCGCAATCCCTATTCCAGCCGCAAGCTGCGTCCAGTTATTCGCAAGGTTTCCAGTTTCCTTGATGAGATTTTTCAGAGAGTTATACAGCAGCACTCCCGAAGAAGCGCCAGCCGCGAGCCCTCCGACAAAGCCGAAAAGTCCGCTAGCAGCCTTACCGCCTATCTGCGAAACAAGTGTTTTTATAACCTCGCCGACCCTGCGCAGGTTTGTTATGAATCCGATTATTTTTGACCCGACAAAAACTCCGCCGATAGCCGCACCTACCGCCTCAATCCAAGGCAGAGCCTCCTTAAACCAGCCCTTGATATTCTCTGCAATCTCCTTAGTTTTGCTCTCAACGCCGTTGAGGAAGTCATAAGTGGGAAGTTCGATATCGAGGTCAGTGGAGTACCCGGTGCCCGAACCGCTCTTATTCGTGTGCGAACCGATGATATTGAGCTGGTCAACTCCAGCCAGCGAACCTTTGAATTTTTCCGTTGCCGCCGTTGCTTCGTCAGCCGCGCCCGCGATATCGTCATAGCCGTTGGAAACGCCGCTGAGGTCGATTTTTGGCAGCTCAAAGCCGAGGAAATTTGCGATACCGTTTGCCGCTTCGGTCAGCACCTGCACAAACGCCGTGAAATATGGCAGGAGCGCCGACAGCACAGGCATGAGCATATTTCCAAGCGCGCGTGTAAACTGCTGAATACGCGCTTCAAGCACGCGCACGCCGTTGGAAGCAGTGTCGATAGTACGGCTCATGTCTCCGGTAACGCCGATGTTCTGAGCCTGCTCTATCATCGCCACATAGCGCAGCTGCGCTTTCTGCGCCTGGGTCATGCTTTCGTAGGACTGGGTTATGCCCTTGCTGTATGCAAGCTGTTTCAGCGTTGCTTCATCAAGCGCAAATCCGAGGCGCCGCAGGGGCTCCAGTTCCCCGGCAAAGCCTGACTGCACCTTATTATAAGCTTCCTCCGTGCTGATGTTGTAGAACGAAGAAATATCATACGCAAGTTGGGTCAGGTTCTTCGACATGAGATCTGCCTTGTCAGAGACTACGCCAAAGCCCTTGCCGACAGACTGGAAGAATCCCTGATATCTTATCCAGTCCGAGGTATCAACGCCGAGCGCCGCGTTGACTGCTTCCGCAAATTCAAACGCGCTGGACGCAGATTTCCCCATTGTGACGTTGAACAGGTTGAGGTTTTCAACATACTGCGCGGAAACGTTGAAACATTCGCCGAGGACTTTCTTAAGCTTCATAAGCGAAGCCCACGAAATCAGCGACCTTGTGGACAGCGAGCCGAGAGTGCGCCCCAGCCCGCCGAAGCCGCCGCTGTTGTTGGACTGACGGCTTGCCGCCTGCATTACCTGTGCGAGTGCAGTGAGCCCCTGTGCCGCCTGTTCAGCCCTCTGCATGAGGGGTTCAAGCGTTGTTGTAAGCTGCCGAATGCTGTTCGAGAACTGCGTAAAATCAATCTGGTTGATACGCTGTGCCACCGTAGGCAGCCGGTTCAGCGCATTTGCAAGCTGACGTATCGCTGTTGCGTTTTCTGTCCGGAATGCCGCCATCGCCGAGTTCAGCATTTCAATGCGCGATGTGTCTATCGCGGACATTGAATTTATAGCCTGAACCACCGCCGGAAGCCGTGACAGGCTGTTAATGAGCGGCGTAAGCCGGATATCCTGAATGCTGCGCAGACTGTTCAGCGCATTCGTGAGCGAAGAAAGCTGCGCAGATACGTCCGGGAACGCCGCTATCGCCTGGACTGCTCCGGAAGCCTGCGAAAGTTTGTTTATTGCGTTGACGTAGCTGTTCACTTTCGGAGCTCCGGTCAGCGTGTCAAGGGATTTCAGCGCATTTGCAGCCTGTGTTATCTTGTCCAGCCCAGACAGACTGGAGATAGCACGCCCAGCTTCTGCAAGCTTCTCCAGCTGCTTTGTGAGCTTGTTCAAACCATTTCCGGTAGTGAGTGCCTGCACCGGAGAAAGCAACCGTTCAAGTGTTTGCTGGAGCTTTTCAAGGCTCTGCGCCGCGTCCGCTCCATCGGCTTCTATCTCTATCTGGAGTTCGTCAATCGTTGCTTCTGCCATTATTTCTGCTCCTTTCTCTTGCCGCCAAGAGCTGCGACAAAGTTGTCAAGAGCAATTTCGGCCGCCAGCTCGGCGCGTTCCTGCTCTTCAAGTTTTTCCTTTTCCGTCATTTCACGCGGGAATATCTCCATAGGCTTGCCCGGATATTCCGCCCGAGGACTTCCTTGCTTGGCGAAAGCGTTTGAGAGAACCACCTCGAATGCATTCTTGCAGTACAATCCATTCAGCCACGCGCTGAAATTCTGTTCTTCCAGTTCGCGTTTGCGCCGCTTGTTGTAAGCTTGAATAAAAAAGCTGGGAAGGCAGTTTTCGCCCTCCCAGTAATCCGTGTAGCTCATGCCGAGCGACATGCACAATATGCACTTTTCGTCAAGCTGCTTGACTATTTCTTCGGGAGATATCAGTCCTCGTCCTCGTTCTCCCAGATTGCGTTTCCCTCGTCACCGTCAGTGGCCTCAGGGTCGCCCACAAGGTCCTTTATAGTGTCAACGTAGCTGTTGATGAGCTTTTCGCGGAAAAGCTGCTTCTTGCTCTGACCGAGGGCGTCGTATATCTCCATTGCCTTCTTCTCAGAGATGGCGGGCTGGTGCTTCTTGAAAGCGCAGTGAATAAACGGAGCCAGCGCCACAAACGGATTATCGAATACATCTGTGGGCTTATTTCCGGTCATTGCATACGCCTTTGCGGTCGCGCGGTCGAACTCTGCCTTATAAGTCTTTCCGCTGTAGCTGATAGTGAGTGCCTTTGCCATTTTGTTTTCCTCCTGTAATGTGTAGTATTACTCGTCTGTCGGTTCTGTGAACGTGATAATTTCGTCAATCCACTTGGGCTCGCCAGTCGGGGCTATGTAGCAGTCGATTTCGACAACGGAGTTGACCTCAAGCGCAGGAATGCCAAGGGCGCTCGGCTTACCTGTGTATGCAGCAGTGTCTCCGTTTTTCAGCTTGATGAAGAACCATGTAGCCTTGTCGTCCTTTTCGGCTGCTTCTGACGCCGCAACCATCTTCGCCCACTCCTTCTTGAGCAGTGTTGTGAAGTTAGCCTTGTAAGTGGAAGCGCTCGAAAGGTCTTTCAGACCGGGGGTGAATGTTTTGGCTTCGGTACACGAAAGATCACTTGTATCGAGCATTTCCGGCTGCGGGTTAAGGTCGGGACCGGACTTGATATCCGTAATAAGCAGCGCGGTCTTAGGCATGGTGCCTGCGACCGTTTCAACCGCATATCCGAATTTCGCACCAGCCGAGCTGATAGGAATTCCTCTTACCATGATTTAACCTCCTATGAAGTATAAACTATATTGTCCTTGCCGATAATGCCCGAAAACCGCATTGTATAGCGATATATCGTCATATCGGCAACGTTGGGGACAGGCTGTCCGAAAGTCCGGATAAAGCCTAATTCCTGCATTTTCTTGTCAACAAAAGCCGCTATCTCCCGCGCCTGCGCCTTTTTGCCGCTCTGCCTGTTGGAGTAAACCTCGCACTGGTACATAAGCTGCGCGTGGTTTTCCCTGCATTCAGCCGTCTGCGAGGGAGCGTAGCAGCTGTTGTCCTGTTCCCACAAGCACACCGCCGGGAATTTCGCCGGGGTGTCGCTTGACGTGATCACAACCGAAATGCCCTTGTATTCCTCGCGCAGGGCGGTCGCCACATAGTCAAACACCGTGCTTTCAATGTCAATCATGTGAACACTCCCTTTGCTGTCGGAATCACCAGCGCTCTCAGCTGCTGCGCCGTGTTGTACATGAACGGTCTGGACGGCATGCCCTTTGTCCATGCGACATAGGTGCCGTCTTTCAGCCGTTTTCTCGTGGGATTTGTGTCCCCGTCGCCGGACGGATACCACCAGCCGAGCTCCCCGTGACCGTTTACGTCATAGGACCAGCCGAGTATCGCCGGGTCAGGGTGGGGGCTTCGTGAGCCCTTAATGCCTGTGCCGAACTCCACATAAGCGGCATAGCCGCATGTGCACTTCACAAATCCGGTATTACCGCCGTATTCGCTGTGAATACCGTTCTGCAAAGCGCCCGTCATGTGAATGCCGCCTGCTTCCACCAGCGCAATGTTCGCACCGATTTCCGCAAGCTGCCGCACAAGCTCCTGCGCGTTGCGTTCGAGATTTGCGCGGTATTCCGCAAGCTCCCTCACCGCTTCGCGCACGCCGGAAGCAGACAGCCTAACCGTTATCCGTTTCATCTATCTGCACCCGCTTTATTGCATACTGAACGGCGTTCAGACTTCTCGCGACCGCCTTGACGATATACTGCTCCGTGCCGATATACACAAGTGAATTTTCGTTTATCGGACATCTGGTGTCGTGGGTTATCATCGTGCGGTCGTAGTCCAGCAGATTGCCGAACTGCTGCTGGGAATAATCCCCCTTGTTGGAGGAAACCGAAATCATCAGCGCCGTTTTGTCGCCGTATTTCGGTGCAAATTCGCCAGTAGCACAGCCTTTGTCGTCAATAAGCTCCGCGTTCCCCAGATACAGCGCGTATTCAACTGAAATCTGGTTGCGCTTCAGATCTCTCATTACAGCACCCTGCCTTTCGGTGTGACTTCCGAAAGAAGCTCCTCCGACACCCACGCATTGGAATACGCGCGGCTCACGCCGTTCTCGCTGTGGGAAGTTTCTCCCTCAGCGCCTGCCTTTGCGTAGAGGTCAGCGGCTATGCGAAGCTGTAAATCGAGGTATCTGCTTTCAAGTTCGTCCGGGAAATCCTCGAACGGATATCGCCGCGCCATGATAGCGGCTTTCGCGGTGTCAAGATAACTTTCCGCTTCTGCGCCGCTTATCTCCGGCAGGCGGAGTTTCAGCTTTTCTGTCTGCGTCATTGCCGCCCTCCGTTCTTTCAACCTCATAGCCCATCGAGCCGAGAACAGCCGCTGTGTCATCGCTGACATCAGCTATGCCGTTCTCAAACTCCGCGATGACTTTCCCGCAGGTCATCACGATACGGGCGTTGTCGCCCTGGTGTACTATCATGTCGCACCGAATGTAAGCTTGCCGTGCAGCTTCTCGAAGCCGTGATCCAGACCAGCCTGTCCGAAAATCTGATACTTCCATGCCGCGCCGGTTTTATCGAGCGGTTCAAGGAAGAAGTTACCCTTGCCGGGAGTGGGCTGCTCCACCAGATGAACGGCAGCAGGGTTGAAGCACAGCGCAGTATTCTGCGGCATTGTTCTGGAAAGCGCAATTCTGATTGTACCGAAATCGGTCATCAGCTTCTGAATGTCGATGCCAGCCTCTGTTACGCCGGGCATGAAGTAGCCGCTGCCCTCGTAAGCTTCGGAAATAGCCGCCTTGATATCAGAGTTGATAAGCAGCAGATAGCCATCGATGTCGGTGTTCGCGTCATACAGCTTCTTGAAGAAGCTCTTAAGCACGGAGCGGACGGTGGAAGAAGATACCGCTGCGGTCTCCTTGACGGCGTTGGTGACGATAGCTTCCAGAATACCTCTGGTCTGGTTCGCGTCAGTGTTGCCGGTGGACTTGTGGTACTTGCCGTTAATGCAGGTGTACTCGATGTCGTTGCGAATCTTCTGCATGGTAGCGGCGGTCTGGAACTGAAGTTCAGACGTGGGGTTCTCAACCTGCCCCGCAACGTTCACGCCGGAAAGCTGACCCATATTGCTCTCACGCGCATAGGAAATCGCAATGGATTCCTGGAAAATCTGAGTTACGTTTGTTGCCTGGGAACGGGTAACGTTAGCCGCTTCGGGTGCGGTCAGCGAATCGCTCTCAGAAATCTTGGGCTGAGAGGGAGTGCCGAGCGCGTACTCCTGATTTACGGGAAATTCAACTGCATTGGTGGTCTCGGGCGCACCGATGAGGTTGAGAAAAGGTGTGGTGGTGATACTCTTGGTGTAAAGCGCACCGGAGTAAGACACCAGATCGAAATTCATGCCTGTTGCCATTATTACCTCCGTTAGTCTGTGGGAATGTTCCTGGCGTTATGAACAGCGTCCGCAGCCTTGATGATGTCAACGATAGAGCCGTTCTGCACCGCCTTGTTGTACTGTTCCTGCGCGCTGGCGGCATTGCCTATCGCGCCGGGGTTCGGTGCGGGGGTCTGCATTGCCGCCTGCTTTGCAGCTTCGGCAGCAGCCGCCGCGTTTGCGGAAAAAGAGCTTATGAGGCTGTCAGCGAATGCAAGCGACTTTCCCTCATCGTCGGACACAATGCTGTCCAGCAGCGGGGAATAGCACTCCTCCTTGATTCCTGCCTTGACGAACTTTTCCTGCACCTTGGTGCGGTTCAGCAGACGCGTGTTTTCAGCCTTTATCTGTGCGGCTTCCTCCATGAGCTTCTGGTACTTTTCCTGCTCGGAAAGCTTGTCTGCCTGTTCCTGGTCGTACTTGTCCGCCTTGTCCTTGTAAGCGCTGAACTTGTCCTCAGCCGCCTTTGTCTTGGCGTTGATTTCCTCGTGGTGCTTTGCAAGGATAGCTGAAATCTGCTCGTCCGTGATGTCGGGCATTAAGTCTTTGAGTTCCTGTCTTGTCATCGCTTTTACCTCCTGATAACACCGCGTAACGCTGCGGCGGCGAATTTTTGTGCATATATAGCAAAAGAGCCGCTCCACCCCTAAAGGTGAAACGGCTCAATGGCTCTGAAAATATTAAATTATAAGTACTGCACCGTGCAGCGGCAGTTGGCAATTTCTGATACGCCCGCGCCAAGTGAACCATCGCATGGGAACATCATCTGATATCCGCCGATAATAAACGGCTGGTCTATCGGTACGGTCTGCCCGGAAGCTTCCCGGTGAGTGCGCCGCACCTTGCTGTCCCCGAACGTTTTCCAGCGCTTGCGGGTGAATCCCCGGCTGAGCGCCGCGTCCATCTGCGCCAGGTTGCACATCGCGTTGACTTCCGTCCGCGCGGTGTTCAGCATGCGGTCGTACAGCGGGATATCGCAGCCGCCGACCGATGTGTCAAGTATCTGCATGGACAGCTCCACAGCGTGATTTCTAGCCCACTCCGAAGCATTCCCCGCGTCCCTTGCACCCAGCAATTCAAGGTACTGCGGGTAATATCTGTTGAATAGTTCAATGTAGCTCCGTGCGAACTCGGCAGCTGCCGCCGCATAAAGGGCGGCGCTGTCAAGCCGGAAAGGAGAATATGCCAATGAACGTTGAATGGTGTCGTAGTATCTGAGCAGTATTCGCTGTAATGCAGCCGCCATGACTACCCGCAGGCGCTTTTCCGCAGAGGTTATGTCCATCTCTCCGAAAAAGATTATGTTGAGCTGGTCAACAGCGGCGAGACTATACGCTTGCGCCATCGTCCGCACCGCCCTTTTCGGTCAGCTTTCTGAATATCTCGTCAAACTCGTCAGGAGCACTGGAATCGGCGGCTTTCATGATCGCAGCCTTATCCTGTTCGCCCTGCTGTTTCCACTTTTCGAGATACTCCACGCTCTCAACATAGACCTGCTGTGGGTCGGAGTACAGTCCGCAGTTTTCGATAGCGATACGCGGGTGTATTCCGGCTTCAAGCTGATTCTGCAAGCCCTGTGTCTTGGTAAGCAGATTGTCCGTCTTGTTGCGCGTGAACTTTATGTCGATATCATCAACTGTAAGCTCCGCGAAATCCGCAGGCACCGTTGACGATGTTGTGACCGTCTTGATGATTTTCAGAACGTTTTCAACGAAAAGCTTCTCGCTTTCGTCAAAAGACTGCTCGAATGACTTTGCCGCAGCTTCCGCCTGCGTCCAGCCCTCGCCGATAATGAGAGCCTGTCCGGTGTTGCCGCCTGCTGAAGCCTTGCGGTCAGGAACAGCGGCTATCTGGAGCATTTTCTGATAGAGGTCGTCAGCGTAGGTCTGCGTCTGGGTCTGGTCAAGTACGTTCTGCAACATCTGAATGCTTGCAGGCATATTCGGCGCGGACTTCGTGCAGATACCGCCCTTGGCGGCAAGCTCCGCGAACTGTTTCTCGTCAATCTCCACGTTGTTGAACCACGTCAGCGACTGTATCTGCTGTTCGATACCGTCCGCGCGGTTGGAAGCGATGTTGTTCAGTTCGTCGATTATTCCGAGGACTGTTTCGAAGCAGCCCTGCCGCGTGGGGTTCGCCCAGTATTCCACAACAGGATTGCATTTAATGTTTTTTTCCTCAACGCACTTGCTGTCCTCGAACCGCCAGAAATGGTTGTCCGAGTAGATAGCATATTGCTTTTTCGGAATGTTGTTGATTATATCATCCGCAAGGTCTTCCGTACTGCACACGACCGACAGAAGAACACGCTTCGTGAAGTCGTTCGCGCGGATAGTGAATGTACAGCGCGGGTCGCACACATATGTATGCAGTTCCTTGCCCTCATACAGCGTGATACGCTGCGCCACTCCGCAGATGAAAAGCCACTGTGCAAGCTCTCTGTCCTTGCTGGATTTGCCGAGCTTGTACATCAGCTTGTTCAGCGCCGCAAGGCTCTCATCGTCCGCTTTGTTGTTCGCGTCGTCAAGCGTGTCCTTGCCGCGATAAACATACTGCACAGGCTCACCAAACGTGAAGCCGGTCTTGAAGTTGGTTATCTCGGCAGCGTGGTTGATAACGACCTTGTTATTAATTTCAGGCCTGACTTCCTTTGTGCGGTCGAGAATGTCCATACGCCCACGGTAGTAGTTATACAGCCGCTGGATATCGCCGACATTCGCATTGTGCGTAGACATGGCGCGGTCAACTATCTGTTTCACGTTCTCAGCCGTGAAATTCCGCTCGGAAGTGTAGATACACCGCCTGCCGTAATTGTAGTTTTCCGTCATGTCTTTCCTTTCAGTTCGATGAGCCGTTCGGCTTTGCACCGCTTGCAGTAAGCGGATATCATTCCGGAAGCGGAAACATCAGCGTCAAACAGCCGCTTTCCGCATACCGGACAGCAGATTCTGATAAGCATTCCCGCCCTCCTTTTCTCCATTATATCACATATTTCCCGGTTTGTAACTGTATTCTTTTGTGTTGGCGCGATGATTTGGATTTGAACCAAAACCCCGATAAAATCGAGTACTCAGAGATTAGCAATCTCCTGCCTTACCGTTAGGCTTATCACCGCAATTGGTTGCAAGGGCGGGATTCGAACCCACGGATTCCAGCTAATGAGGCTGGCGAGATAGACCACTTCTCCACCTTGCTATATGATTCCAAGCCTTACGCAGCCGCACTATTGCACGACTGCGCCAGGAGGAAGGGCAGAGCAGGCGGTGAACACACAAGCCGCCAGCCCTGATATATCAAATCCGCGTTTCCGCGAAAATGAACGCAAATTAAGTTGAACCCGTTTTTATGTCTATTGATGAGCAATGGACAGTAATTACTGCAACAGGTATTCCATTTGCCGTAATAACCGTGTTTATCCCGACAACACCCTTTGAAATATCAACCCCGCCCAAAGTTGTTGTCTTGCCGTCAAATGTTAAAGAGGGTAAATCCGCCGTTGGGACATATGTAGTTTTCACGTTTACTTCCTCGACAATGAAACCATGATAGAATGCGCCAGCTCATCAGACAGCGCCCTGAAATGCTTACACTTCGGGCAGCGCCGTTTCATGCAGCCGCCGTTGATACCGCACTTATGGAGCGCACAGTAGAATTTCGGCTTTTTCCCGGTGAGTTTTCCGTTCAGAAGCAGGAATTTCGTCATGCTACCACCGCCGTTCTATCACTTTGACTGAACACAAGCCGTTATCCCGGTAATCCATCGCCATCGCAAGGCTGTCCGGCGCGTCGTCGTGCTGTTTCTTTGCTTCAACGGAAATACGGCAGAGTTCGTTCATCGCCTTGTCGTACATCTCGCCCCGCGCCTTGTCAGAACGGAATACCAGCCGCGACTTTATATCCGAGCTCCAGCGCACTATCCTGTCCATCTTGCTGGATTTCGTGGAAGCTCTCTGGCTCTGTATCGACATCTTGCAATTTCGCTCGCGCAGGGACTTGTCGATTTCCTCCGCGTATTCAGTGCCGCCGACGTTCGCTTCAAAGCGTGCCCTCGCAACATTATTGCGGGCATAAGCCGCGCAGACAAGCGGTTGCGTGACCGACTTATCCCCGGTGGAAAACACCCAGTCATGCACATACCCGGTATCGCCGAACCAGTAGATTATCGGCGCGGAAAGGCTGTCCCCACCGCCCCATGCAACGTCCACCACAGACATGATATCGCATTCGCCGTCCGGGAGCACGCCGTTGTAGTAGTTCAGCTCGTCACGCTCGAAAAGCAGACCCTCGCGGACATACGGGTCGCCCATGTACTTGCAGGACCATGTGCAGGGGTCGATACTCGCTTTCATGTCCTGATAGTAAGCGGTTGAAAACCCCAGCCCATACGGATAATCGAAGTTGCTTTCACCGTTATCGTTCAGCGCTGGAATGACCGTAAATCTTGCTTTCGGGTCATCGCCGTACTGCTGCTGCAAACGCCCGATAACGTCCCCAACCGCCCAGCGCGTACCGATGTGGAGTTCCCGCGCGCCGTCTTTTTTACGGTCTTTCAGCTGGTTCAGATAAGCGTCATACTTATTCTGTAAACGCTGAGGATTGAGCGCTTCTTCCAGATCCTCAATGATATCGTCCACATAAAGCAGATTTCCGACTTCCACCGCACCTGTCAGCGTACCAGTTACGGAACGGCATGTCAGGGTAGGAAAGCGCCGCTTGTGGTTGACTGAAATACTCTCGTCCTCCGAGGACACCGCAACGACCTTTGCTTTCGGGAATACGTCATGCCAGAGATAGTCCGGGTCGCTAAGAATATCAAGGCATTCTTTGAAGAAGCCCTTTGTCAGCTTGTCGGAGTGCCCGGACATTACATTCGCCTTGTCCGGCTCGCGCCCCATCAGCCATGTGACATAAAAGATTCCGAGAGTACTGTTGTGAGTTGGAATAAGACGTTTGCCCACGCAGTATACACCGCCGTCAACGGAAATGCAATTGCCCTGTTTAGGCGCTATCTTCTCGAAACCGCTTATAGCAATTCTTCTCTGTGGAGAAAATTCTCGGAGCTGTTTCCTTTCAAGCTGGCATGGAATAAAGCACGTCGGGTTGAAAGAAATCACCCAATAGGTGTGTCTTCCTTGAATGCCGCTGCTTGACAATCTCGGCTGCTCTTTCTTAACCGAGCACCTCCAGCCAAATGTTGATATCAATGATATAAAGCTATCTCTCAATGCAGGCTCAGCTGTTGTAAAATGAAACCTGTGTTCTTTTGTCACCAAGCAACCGTCTGTATCAAGCAATCCGGCAAGTAACCATAGCCGCTGGTCGAAACTTGCGGTCAGATATTCTTCCGGAATATGCTTTTCCACTCTCCGTCTGCTATGGCACATACCTAGAGATTGCAATGGAGCACGCAGCGATTTGAAACCGTAGTATTCAACGCCTGTGTCCTTGTGTGTGGCATGCCATGATATCGGATATCCGTCTGCGATTACTCTTTCAATAATAGCACTGTCTGATTTATCACCGCAGATATCAGGGTTGCTGTTTCTTCCATCGCCCAGCCAAGCGCCTAATGTGTATGGCTCGACCGGAAGTTTCTTGTATTCGCCGATTTCCGGGTATTTTGGCGGAAGCAGATAAAAATACCTGTGGCTTCTCGTGTTCGGAACACCGCCCTCAAAATCACGAAACATTGCCTTCGTTTCCATCACGCAATATCTCTGCTTATGTCGGCTGAAAACCACCCACTCGTGATTTTCGTGAACATCAACATAAGTGCCGTCAGTGAACTTGACGCGGGTATCAGCATAATCCTTGGGGAACACATAATTCACTCTGACAAACTCGCCGTTTGGAGATATGACATAATCGCCTATCTTCAAATCGCCGTGCTTTTTCCAGCCGACCTTGGTGAGAACTGGCGTATCGTCAGACACGAGTTTCCCTACTCTTGGTGGAAGAGATATCGTCAGCAGTTCGATTCTGCCGTCCGCTAAATCCTGCAAATCATCGACAACAGGTTTCAGCACATTCATTCTCGGCACATAGAACTTCTTCTGCGGCTCCCTGTCCCACTCCACATAGAGAAGATAGTAATGGAACAGGCGCGGTGCCAGCATGAGCGCCGCCTTTTTCGCAAGTTCATAGAACTTTATAGCGGTCTGCTGGTCTGACAGCGCGAATTTCACTTTCTGCTGCGCCGCGATGTCGTATATGCGTTCGTAATGCGGACGTGCCTTTTCAAAGTCCGTTTCCAGCCGGACGGTATCGAAATACAGCGACAGATTATCGTATGTGCTGATATCCCGATTGGAAGCACGCCTGATAAGCTCCGATGTTTCCACATTTCCTCCTGAAAACAAAAAAAAGAGCCACCTCGACCGTAAAGGTCAAAAGTGGCTCAAAGGCTCTGAAAATATTCTGTTGTTCTGATTATAGCACGGATTTCCTGGGCTGTCAAGGGTTTTCGCGAAAGAATACAGTTACGCGGTCTGCTTCCATTCCGCATATCTGTTCTGGAACGTGCTCAACGCCACTCCGGCTTCCCTTGCGGCGGCTTTATAGGTGAGTTCCCCGGCGGCAAGCCTGCGGAACACGTCCTCGGGAATATCCTTGCGCGGTCTGCCTACTCTCCAGTTCGGGTCAGCGGCGGCAGCGGCTTCCTTGCCTGCCTGGGTGCGCTCAAGAATGGTGGCGCGCTCGAACTCCGCGAATGCAAGCAGATTCGTGACTATCAGCCTGCCCATCGGAGTATCTTCCACCAATCCCATGTTCATGATGTGGACCTTCACGCCCCGGTCAAGCAGCGTGGTGATGTAGTTCAGCCCGTGCTGAACAGAGCGTGCAAATCTGTCCAGCTTGCAGACTACCAGCGTATCGCCGCGCTGGAGCTTACCGACAAGCTCGTCGAACAGCGGACGTTCCTTTGCGCCGGAATAGGCTTCCTGCACTATCCGCGCGCCGGGATAGCTGCCCAGTATCTGGCGCTTCTGTTCTTCAAGGGACGTGCCGTAGCGCTGCTGCCCCTTGCTGGAAACACGGCAATAGCCGTAGATCACGTCAGCTCACCTCTTTCCTTTTGCTGCCTGAATGAGTATCAGGAACGGCATTAGCAGGATATAGAGTAATCTCATGGTTGGTTCACCTCACTTCCTCACTTGTATATCTGTCCCCGGTTTCCTGCGTCCATGATTACGACAGTGAGAACATCGTGCTCGACTCGATATATCAGGCGATAATCGCCAACGCGGAGCCGGAAATGTCCTGTTTCACCTTTCATCTGTTTTATATCGCCTTTTTCCGGGAGCATGGATATCGCCTTTAATATCCGTTTTTGCTGGTCTGCCGGTTGTTTCCTGATGAACTTTGCAGCAGGCTTCTCAATGATGATTTTATAATTCGTCAAGGTTTATTCCGAGCTCCTTTGCAAATTCATCGAGTGTTACACTGTCGTGCTTATGCGGGTCAGCGTCGCTCCGGTAATCATCAAGCATTTTCTGGCAGAATGCGTCGTCCTCCGCTTCTTCGTTAAGCATTTTCTTCACGCTTGACAGCAGAGCGCACACCTGCACCAGCTGTTCCTCGCTGAAACCGTCTATCATGTTGTAGATCATTTCCTTGGTGCTCACGTTTCATCAGCCTCCTTCTTCTGCTTCTTCCCACGCCCGTCAGGAAGCCCGGACGGTTCGAGGACTATCGAGCCTTCCTTGCGCTTTCCTGACGTTTTCGGCTGGACTACTACCTCGTAATCGAGGTGTTCAAGAAGCTGGATTAACAGGTCACACGATATCTTGCCCTTTAATCTGCTTGCCAGACAAGATTGCGCGCTATATCCAGCTGTTTTCGATAAACGCTCCTGCGTGACTTTCTTTTCGCGCATTACGGTTTTAAGTGCGTCTGTTGCTGTCATTTTATCGCCCCTTTGCTATAACTTTATTGCTTTTCTTGAATTATACCATATTCGCTATGTTTTGTCAAGTCCCCGCAAACCGTTTTTTGAAAAAATTTTATTCGAGGGGTTAAGAGATACCCTCCCCGGGCCGCCCTGGCACACCCCCGGGGTACCCCTCCGGCGGTGCAGGTGCTCCGGATCTGGAGGGCGGCGGCAGGTGGGCGGGGCGCGTGCCGCTCCTGCGAGGTGTGACGAGGACCAGCGCGGCGGGTTCCTGTTTCCCTTTTATATAGTACTCCTGCACCGGGGGCGGCGCTCCTGCTGATTTCGTTGTGATTTTGCACAAAACAGCATACCGCAAAATCTTGAATTTATGACATATTCAATGAAATAGCGAAAACGCTATGAAAATCCGCGAAAGCCTCTTGACAATATAGCGAAAACGCGATATAATACAATCACAAACGAAAACCAAGCCGCCGAGGGGCTGAAGCCTCGGAGAAACGGAGTATATACCATGAACACTAAAGAAATAATCAACGCAGCTTCTACAGCAATCGAGAACAAACCCGCCCACAGCGCATGGGCGCGTGGCGTAAAGGCGTATGCGCTGGAACTCCTGGACAACCTCGCAGAACTCACCGCCGACAAGCTCGCAGACCCCGCAGCCGTACGCGCTGCACTCCTCAACGGCGCGGAGGGCTGGCAGGAGTACAGCGACGGCGGTTGCTCCCTCATCTACGACCCCGACATTGCCGCGCGGGTCTGCACTCCCTCCGAGCTTAAGCGCACGCGCAACGGCGAGCGCTACCCCAATAGCCGCGAGATCTGGCTTGATGTCCAGGCGCGTGCACTCTCGCAGGCGGCGCGGCTCGTCTGCGAGGCAGTGAAGGAGGTGATAGCATGACCGCAATCGAACTCAACACCGGAGCAATCAAGCTCCATCGCGACCGCTACGACGCCACCACTGAAAGCACGCTTGTAAATATCCTCTGGGCGTGCGAGGAGCGCGACACTTACTTAATCGGCGAGCCGTGGGACCTCGACCCATACGGCGGCATTGAAGCATACACGCTGCACAACTGCCGCCTTGATATCTGCTACACCCTCGACACGCGCGACATTGAGCGCATAACGCGCGGCGGCGTTGTCACCCTCCACCCCCACGCCCCCGAAAACTGGGAGCGCGAGGAGATAGAGCGCGAGGAGGTGGAAGGCGCGTGATCCTGTTATATATTCTGCTCATGCCGTTCTTGATACTCATTGACGCGGCGAAAAACTCCAAGTAAACACCCGCCCCGATAGGCTCGAAGCCTGCCGGGGCTTTTCTCTGTCTCCGGCTCGGTGGAGTGCCTCCAGCTCCAGCCGTGGGAGGCTGCGCCCTCTGGAGATACTCCGACCGCCTGCAGGACCTGCGAGCCTCCAGCCCCACGAGCGCCGCCCACCTGCGCAGAGTACCCACCGCCCTGCAGAGTGTGCCCGCGTTTTTCGGGGCGATTTTCTGCACCGCCGCGAAATAGCCCCGAAATCGCGCGTATACGGCGCGTTTATATCGAGGGTATATCAGTATACCCATAAAGCACAAACGTGCGTTTAAAGGGCAATTCCGGCGCAAATAGAGGCATTCCCCGCGCCGCCTTGATACCGCCGCCGCGTTCGCGCTCGCAGGTCCTCGGCGCTGCCTGCTGCCCTCCATGCCAGCGCCGCCCACGGCTGCCCGGCACTCCTGCTGCCAGATCTGCCACCCAGACAAGTGGCACGCCCTCTCCGGAACTGTACGCAAATTCCCGCACGGCTCCCTGCGCATGCCCGGAATAGTCGCAGGGCAGTCGCGTAATAGTCGGCAAATAGTCGTGAGATAGTCGGCAATAGTCGTGTGTTGCCTGAGAAGCCTATATATTATAATAATGTAGATAGAAAAGAAAAGAGAAGATATAGTATATCTCTATATTCTCTCTGTGTGTGATAGTCGCAGGCACATTTGCGTTTTGAGGGGTCTGTGCGGTTCTGTACGCAACGAATAGTCGCAAGGCATAAAAACTATACCCCTGGAACACAAACGTGCGTCCCAGGGGCAATTCCCGCGCAAATACGCGCTATTCTATTTTCGTGTCCTCTGTGGTATCTTCCACAACAACCTCTTCGGATAGTCGGCGTTCTATTTCCTGCCTGTCCACGTCCGCACCGAATATGTTCTTCGCCTGCACAACAACGTCCTGCTGATCTTTCATGCCATAGTAATTCTTGGCACGGAAGATATACGCTACCGGATTTATCATTCCTTTTAACACCAAATCCGCGTCAATAGCGGCTAAAACGTGCTTGGCTCTTTTTATCAAGCCGGCTCGCTTAGCGCCTTTAGTCCCATTTCCCCAGTCCAAAACGGTATCTCTATCGGCGCCTAAACACAGGCACATTTTCTCAACGGTAGGTAATCCGCCTTCCTGAGCGTAGCGCATGAAGAAGTCCGTAAGGCGTTCAAGGCATTCTTCATCAGTCTTGACGATGGGAAGCGCAAAGTCACGTGAACAGTCGGCAATAATTATGCGCATTTCATTGGGGTCAAGCTTTGATTTGTCAATCATGTTGGCAGGCTTGTGATTACCCGCGCCGGGACGTTTGCGTTTTACAGGCTTGTTGTCGTTCTCACTTGCCATTGATGATACCCTCCAGTCTGCCCAGCGCGATGGGGCGCAGGCGGTAAATGTTCTCTATGCAGTAATTCATTGCTTCCGCAACGTCGCTCCACTGCATATTCTCGATGTAATGAAGCTGCAGCAGTGTGCGGAGTGTGTCCGGAAGTGTGTCCGCGATAGTCGGGTCCGCTTTGTACGCCGCGACTACCGCAGAATAGTCGTACTTGGGTTTGCTCATGTATTACCTCCGTTCTGGGGTGGAATTAACCCCGTCATAATGCCGAACATCTTCTTGCAGTTCTCGCATTCGCCCTTGACCGCGTTCGTGTACACCTGCTGCAGCGCTACCGTGCGCCTGAAATAGTCGTGGGCTATCGCTTCGCCGCGTTCCCATGCGTCATAGTCGCGGAGTGCCTGCGCCTTTTCGCGCTTCGCCTGGTCTGCGGTGATGATTTTCATGCTGAACGCCTTGTAGATGTTCCGCGCTGTTGTGTAGAGAGCCTGTGCGGATAGCCGCGCGTCCTCTGGGAGCGCCTGACGCGTCCGCGCAAGTTCGAATATGTCATTTCCTGTCATATGCACCTCCGTTTATGTGTCGCGTAACCACCTGTAACCGAACGCGTTCACATACCGGTTACGGCTTATGTGGCTTAATAATGCGGGTTCAGGCGGGGCGTAACCGGTGTAACCGGTGTAACCGTGGTTTTCTCTACACGCGTAAGAAAATATTTTAATTTCATATTCAAACAAACGTGAATGAAAAATATAAAACATATAAGCTGTATCTCCGTTTACCGGTTACACCGGTTACATTCTCACCTGTGCATTATCTTGAAATCAGAAGTCCGGATACTCGTCAACGGCGCTGTTATCAGCTTCATCGGCATTTTCGCTGATGAGTTTCAAATGAACGCAGCGGGTTGGGACGGTTCCGATACGCTTCAACACTGTAAAGCGGTCTTTGACAGTTCTGCGAATAAGCTGACGGTCAGCCAGCCAGGACAGCAGGGAAGCGGGGTTGAATCCGCCCTCGCTGCATATCTGTTCGAATTTCAGCTTGATTATGTACACGGTGTCATCGCAGAATTCGCCCCAGACTTCCATGTTTTTCTCGGTCAGTCCAAACTTGTTCTGGTTCTGCGTGATGTACTCGCAGACATACTCGTAAGCCCGCTTATTCACGCTCACATCGTCCTTGGATTTGAGATAGGGCGCAATGTCAGCGGCAGTCAGCGCGGGTCCGTCAAGATAATTCTCGGTTATCAGCCAGTCGGCAGTGAGTATCAGCGCGCCGGACTGCGCCTGCTTCTGCGCGATGTTGTACTGTCTGACAAGCTCGTCCGAAAACGCCTTGAATTTCTCCTCCAGGCGCTCCATAACACCCTCGGACATGATTTCGTTGACAAACATCTGCCCGAAGAAGCCGTAGACGGATTTCACGAAATTTGCGACGTCGCGTGGGCTGTCAAACTCCGGGCGGCTGTCGTCCCCGAAGAACTTGTCCTTGCACTCTATCTCGATAACGCGGTTGACTGAGCCGCCGCCGGAACGGCTGGAATTTATCGGGCGTTCTCCGGTGGATATCACGCAGTTACGCCACTCGGACGTATTGTCGATACCGCCCATTTTGTTGCCGCGCGTGCGCCCGCAGCCCTCCGTCAGCATGTAGATGGTGTTGTCCATTTCGCGGCGGCTGTCCACGATCTGGAGCTCGTCCACGATATACGGCAGCGAGTTGTAGAACGCCGCAGTTTTCTCCATGCCAACGTATGTTGAGTTGAATGTGGAGATATACGCGCCAAGCTCCGGGTTTCCCCAGCAGGAAGCCGCGCACATCGCAAGCACGGTCTTTGCGCTCTCCGTTTCGCCCCAGAGGTGCACCCAGAAGCAGTTGCAGCCCAGCGGTCTGACAAGCACCGAAGCCAGTGACGCAGCGAAAACCATGCGTGCTGCAACGCTGTTTCTGCGGATATTCTTGTTGATAAACTCAATCCACTTATCCCAATCACCTGGCTTGCCACGCCGTTTCACGCTCTCATAGCGCTTCTTGTACTCAACTTCACCATCAAAGGTCAAGCCGTCTGTGTAGGGCGCGAATTCGGTTTCTTCACCGCGCTTTATCCAGCCAAGCCGCGTTACGCACTCGACTTCCGGGAGAAGGTCGCCGGAAAGCTGCTCAACATCGTAGAGGTAGTTGACAAGGTTCCGCGCCGTTTCGGAAGTCACGACGATACCGGGCTTGGAAAGTTCGGTTATCTTGTTCGCGACCGAGATAGTCGTGCGGTCAACGATAAGTTCGCGCCAGTATTTGCCCTTGAAATACGCAAGCTTTATCTTCTCCTCGCCGGTGTCGATGTTGGTGTAGCGTGCGACAGGCATTATCGGGTGAGGACACGCCCAGACAAGCCCGCCTTTTTCGCCCTGCGTGCGCACTCCGGAAGCGTCGCACACCCACTTACCGCAGGGAAGCGTCACAGGCTGCAACGGGAAGTTGGTGTAGTTCCCGAGGTCGTCTGCAACGTCCTTGCGGCTCTCTGCGAACGCCTTGTACAGCGTGGGAAAATTCGTTACCCTGCACTTCTTTGCCTGGTCGGTCATTTCTGCGAGCAGGCGCTTCTGCTTGAATTTATCGTCCTTGAACATGTAGAGAAATTCGTAGGGCTTCTCGCTGTCCAGGAAGTCATCGCGGGTGTATTCGCTGATATCCGGGTAAATCTCGCTCATTGTTTCGGCAGTTCCGCTGCTGACACCATCGCCGAGCAGCTGGCTTGCCTTTTCGATATCCAAGATATCACTCCTTTCTCGCTGCCGTCATTTCCTTGTACGAACGCCAGTAGTAATAGAACACCTCCAGCATTCGGGCGGCGGTCTGGCGCTTGTCCTCAATGAACTGCACATCGAAGTGATAGCGGCTTCCGGTCTGCCATGCTTTTAGCGTGGAGTACACCATCGCGCCGATATCGGTTTTCACGCGCTGCGGGCTTGCTTTCATCTGCCATTCTGGGACGTGGTAGGCTCTGAGCGCTTCCCAGCTTCCCACGCCCTCGATGAACAGAGTAAGCTGCTTCGCAAGCTGCGCAGCGCTGTACAGTTCCTTTTCTATGCGCCCCCGGTCGCTGGTCACGTTGTTGTATATCTCGTCCACGTTCGCCTTGCGCTCCACAACGCAGGACATCGAAAAGTCGCGTCCGTCTGCGGTGAACGAATAGTCGCCGTAGTCGAGTTTGCGTTCCTCGTGCTTCACGCCGAGCTTGTCCAGCGCTTCGATGATGTGGGCGTTCTTCTGTTCCCGCGTATCGTGGAGGATAGTCACGGTTTTCAGGAAAGTTTTTTTGTCAATCGGCATGCGTCCATTTCCTCCTCTTTTTCTTCTTTGGCTTTGGCTTTGCCGCCGCGCCCTTTGCTTCATAATTCGAATATGTCCTGCTGTCGAAACAAAGGTATTCGCCGCGGAATGTGTCGTAGCAGATACACTCCGCAGCGTGTATGCAGCGGTCGGCTTTGGGGCAGGGGTTAGGGTGTGGTTTCATCATCAGTCTTGGCTCCCTCGTTCCACACGCTAACTGCTTCTTCTACGGCGTTGCCCCACACTATTCTTCCGCAGCTGATGATGTCGAAGCAGCGTATCACCCATTCTCCGTCATTGTTCTGGTCAACTATCGGTGCAATTCCCAATCCGCACCGACAGCGTTTAAGAGTTACTTTCATTTGTATTAGCCCTCCTTCTGTTCGCGACGGATCCGGTGGCAGCTCCTGACTATCTCATTATAGCAGCTTTCGCAGAGGTCGATTCTTGCCCACCTGTATTTTACGCCTATTATATACCCGAGCGTATCTCTTACTTTGTGAGATTCCATGCGTTTAGCTTTGAACATAAATCCATCTTTGGCGTTCATCTCGCCGCAGATATCGCACGACCTGCATTTTACTTTAGCCATTATCAGCCCTCCTGTTCGTTTGCCGTGCAACGTTGTCCGCCTTTCCTTTTCTTCGTTTCACGCCCGCACATTTCCGTGTTTTTTCAGTTATCTGTCTGTTGTACACGTTTGAGCAGTATTCGAATTTTGCGCATCTTATACACTTGGCTCGTTTCATCATTTGGCATCCGCCCTCCTGTTCCACGCGTTCACCGCTTCTTCTATGGTGCTGCCCCGCACAATTTTGTGGCACATATGGCAGCGTATAAGCCACTTGCCGTTCTCGCCTTTTTCAACTTCGGGGCAGTAATGCCTGTCCCCACACGAACAACGTTTAAGATTTTCAACCTCATTCTCGTCCATCTTAGCACCGCAGTTGCCGCAGTAATCTGTTGTCTGGGCGTCTTCGCCCTGCTCACGGTCATAGGAGAACCCACAGTTAGAGCAGCACGGTTCTTGCGTATGGTAGCCTTTCCAGTACGCATGCACCACCGGCGCGACATCGGCGACAGGCGTATCTTTCGGAATAACGATGAAATCCTGTGTTAGTTCCTCGATGTGCTTTTCCGTCCATCGAGGTTCATTCAGTTTTTCATCGTCGTATTCAGCAACTGAATGGATATACCAGTCAGCCAGATAGCCCTCACCAACCGCTTCGTTCTTGTCTATGTATTCACTCACTTTCTCTCATCTCCAATCTCTATCTTGAGCCGCCTGCCGAGCCAGTCCAGCCCGGCGCGGGTAAGGTAGTAGTATACATATTTCTCGGACTGTCTGGAGGTTATCAGTCCCAGTACGCCTGTCAGCTTATCAAACAGCCTGTTTCCGTTTGCTCCATCGCAGAAGTAGTTCCGATACGGCTTGTAAAACGCTTTCCCGTGCCTGTGATATGGTTGGTGTCTATCAAGTCCTACCATGTGCTTGCACAGCTCTGTCAAATCCGCAAGCTCCTTTTCGAAGAACATCTCTTCAATTCCCATATCGGTAACCATATTGCCTAAGTGCTCCGTGTATTCCTCATCGCGTTTCTTAATCCAGTTCCATGGGTGTTTGCAGCCAAGCATACCGTCAGCGTGTTCTATACCATATTTCCCCTCTGCCTCAAAGCACACATCGTCCTCGGCGATAGGGCATAACGGGCAATTGTCACATCTCATTTTATCACCTCCACATAACGCCATGACTGCGGCGGTCGTTTCAGCGGTCGTAAAGGATAGCTGCTGTTTGTGCAATCCATATCACGCTCATGCTGATTAACCATGTCACACTTCCAGAACTCGCAATTGGGACAATCTTCGTCACACGGTGCCAGAAATCTGCTCAACTCTTTTGGCTCATCATAGATAACGAGGTTTGATATATGCCAAACATACAGACTATCGTTATCGCCTGCATATCGTTCAAGTTCTTTTGCCGAAACACAGCTATGTTTTACAAGCCACCCTGCGTAACATTCATCTGGGAACGTTGCTATTTTATTGCACACAAACTCTCCAATAACCTTGCCGTTGCCGTCCTTGTCGAATGCATTGTGACTGTGTTCATCAGTGTAAGAATATCGCTTCCCAGTCCAGAAGTGATTGTTTCTGTCTTTTGTGCAGTAGATGTACGCCTTGAACGGCACTTTGATTTTCGGCTTAGTCTTGCGAATCTCAATCGTTTTCTTTCCTGTAGCTATCAACTCGCACCATTTCGGCTGAACGCTGAGGAGTACCGCCTTGTTGCTCATTTACTCACCTCTTTTTGTTTCCCTTGTGCTTCTGCTTCCTGTTCCGGCTTTTCTTTGCCGCAAACCGCTTGAAATCTTCTTCAGCGCGTGCGCGTTCCTCGCTGCGCTCAATCCGGCGCATTGTCTCAGCGGTTTCGGTGTATGCGCCTATGAATGCACTAATCATTTTTGCTCACCTCCAGCAGTTCCGGGTTGTCGTGAATGTTGCCGATTACTTCACTCATATCGCCGTCATCGTCAAAAACGCTATCGCTGTAACAGTCAATACCGTCTCTGTTATTAAAGTTGCGCCTTGTCACAAATCCCGCTGTTCCTTTTTCGTAGACCACCTGATACACCAGGTGGTCGTTGCAGAGATATTTCCATTTAATAATATCCCCCTCGAAAATCTTCCTGCCGTTCTTATCAGTCAGCCCGGTGAACTGACCGATGGTCGAGGAGTCTACTTCAAGACCACACACGCCATTGTTCAGACCATTCGAATTGTCTACGATGTGTGTCCTGTATTCCCCATGGAAAATATGCCTTAAATCTCCGAAAAGCCACTCGCCGTTATCTATCCGCTTCCCGCGGAAAATTATCTCACGCTTTTTCACCATCTCTCACCCTCCAGATCCTCGGCAGTGCTGTGGCAGTCGATGAGTTCTTTTGCAATGCGCTTAGAGCGTTGTGTTCTGCTTAGTAATTTCCCCATTCCATTCATCGCGTTACTCCTCTCAGAACGGATAATCATCATTGCTTGCCGCCGGATTTTCAGCCGGAGCACTCGGCACGGGCGGCTGTCCCTGCGCGGGTCTGGAAGCGCTGCCGCCGTCCTCGCGCTTCTCTCCGGTGAATGAAACATGGTCGGCGATGACTTCATACCAGGTCGCCTGATTACCGTTCTTGTCGGTGTAGGGGCGGGTAGTCATTTCACCCTCGACAAGTATCATGCGACCCTTGCCGAAGTACTTCTGGACAAACTCGCCGGTCTGTCTCCACGCCACGATGTTGAAGAAGTCGGGCTTCTTCTCCTCACCCTGCTTCTGGAATCTGCGGTCAACCGCAATGCGGAATGTGCAGACGTTCACTCCCTGCGGAGTGGTTTTGAGTTCGGGGTCAGCCACAAGGCGACCCATGAGAATCATTTTGTTGAACATTTTGTTCTTGTATGATATAGTTAAGCCCCATATCATATCCTTTCATAAGATTTACGCTCAT